CTGTCTGAGTACCATGCCGTTTTGGATGTTAATAATTCCTTGCACATTCTCCCCAATAACGAATTGGGGTTTGATCTCCCTAATGAGTCTAAACATTTCTGGCCAGAGATAGCGGTTGTCATCTGTCCCTTTTCTTTTTCCTGCGACTGACATTGGTTGGCAAGGGAATCCTCCCACAATAACATCTGCGTCTCCTTCTTTTCCTTTGACATTTTTTATATCCTCCTCGATTAGTATGTTAGGAAAGTTTTTTCTTAAAACTTTTTGACAGTATTTGTCTTTCTCAACAAATTTTACTGTCTTAAAAAAACCTGTTGAATCCAAACCTAATGTAAAACCACCTATGCCTGAAAATAGATCTAATACTTTCACGAATAATCTCTTTCTAAAATCATTTCAAGATAATGAATAGCCTTTTTAATGTCTTTTTCTTTTCCTTTAGATTGATGTCTACAAATATATTTTATAGCGTTACCCTCTGCAAATAATAATTTGTTCTCATTAATAAATTCTGCTGGTTGAATCTTCATACTTTTGTAGTGATTCCCATCTACCTGCTTATCTAATGAATCATATGTAGTTGATTTAAATATATTTTTATGTGTCATAAATTGTAACCATACCTTTCTATTTTTGCTCTCATCAAGTATAAATTCTTTCTGCTACGTGTAACTCCAACGTACCAGACTCTATGTTCTTCATCTCTTTTTCTAACATTTTTTAACACAGATTCTCTTATTTTTCTAGCGTTATCTAGCACAAGTAAAACATTATCAGACTCACCACCCTTTGCTGCGTGTATCGTAGATATCTTAACTCTAGGTGGTTCTGATAATTTTTCTTTGTTTGATAATAATAATCTAATATAATTCTTATCTTCAAGATTAGCCTTATCAAAAGCTTCAAACCAAGGAACTAATTCATTCCAATTATTATCAGACATGTAATCTTCCACATCATCAATTTCATTTTGATTTAATTGTTGACCCTCTGTCCATCTAGAATAATAAACAGCTGCCTTATGTAATTTAGTATTAAGACTTTTAAAAAATTTACTCTCAAAAAATATACCACGTTGTTTTAATTCTTTTGCTATCTGCAAGGATTTAGATCTGGTTCTTGTTAATATCAACCAGTTATCTTTCATAAGATCTACATTATCTAAGTTGTTAATTTTTACACAAGATCCATCCTCCTCTCTTGGATAATATGTTTTATCTGCTCGTAATCCCTCTATCCTGTTTACTATTATGTTTGATATGTCTTGAACTTTTCTAGGTACTCTTCTAGATTTTTTTAATACCACCTCTGTTGCAGGTTCTCTTATAAATCTATCCACATCAGCTCCTGCCCATGCGTAAATTGCTTGATCATCATCCCCTGCGAGATACATATCTTTAGTATTAGCCTTTAATATGTCATACATCATCCATTGTATCGGAGATAGATCCTGAGCTTCATCAATAAACACAACATCAAAGGTTGGACATAGGTGTGATTTGTTTACAAACTGGTGGATCATATCGCTATAATCCACTAAACTATTAGCTTTTTTATATTCAAAATAATTAGCTGCTACATGTTTTAATATGTCAGGATTTATGTCCTTACTATAATCTCCTGTGCAATATTCATCCCAGACTTCTATATTCTTTTCTCTAGATTTTAAAATTATTTGAAAGTATTCATTATCACAATTCATATAAGGTGAAGTATCAAAATCACCTTTTGTTTTAACACTAATACTTAATTCTTTTCCAAGATCATCATAGTGATAATCTTGCATGACATTTTCTTCTTTTAATCCTAACGTGTGAAAAGCTAATGAATGTAATGTTTGAAAATGTTTTAAATCTTTTTTGTTGAAATTTTTATTTTTATTAAGCATTCTTTCTTTAGCTGTGTACGCTGCCTTTTTAGTAAAGGCAAAGTAGCCTATTTTCTTTACAGGAGTTCCTACTCTTATGTATGCTAAAGCTCTACGAATTAATTTTTCAGTTTTACCTGTACCAGGTGGTCCGTAGAATTTTTTTATCACAATATTTGACCTTTGTCTTTTCGATCCAATATTTCTACATCTTCTTCCTCTCTTGGAAAAAATGACAAAGGAATTTTTATACAACGAATAGGGTTGTGTGATTTTTTATCTGTGTCTTTTTTAGGATATCTTTTTAAATATCCTAACTCTGCTTTAAACTCTTCTATTAACATTCTACCTGTTTTTTCATATTTTATTTTCCATTCTTTATTTTTTAAATAATTAAAAAATACCTCCATAGTAAAATATGCAAAACCTTCCTCTTCCTCTTTTAACACAGACCCACTGCTGAATGATGCAGCACTAACTGCGGGAACACCATGTATATGTTCATCTAAATATTTTTGTAATAATTCTTTTGGTGATGTACCTGCAGGAGGTGGTTGCACTGTTTCTGTTTCTTTTAATTTTTCTATAATAGATTGAAACTCATCTTGTTTTATTCTTGGTGGTGCTATTGGTGTATGTGATGCAATTAATCTTCTACATTTTTCCATATCCATTAAATAGTTTACATCTCTAGCTAATACTTGTTTACTCTTTTCGCCATCTTGTTTATCGTTAAAGTGAACTGTAAATCTAAATTCAGGTTCAGGTATGTAGTCTATTCTAATTAAAGCTGACAGCTGTGGAAATTTCTTTTGTTTATCTGACATATAACCAAATTGTCTTTTGGCACACTCTGATTTAATACAAAAATTTCTAATTGGATCTTGATCACAAAGGTGTCCTGCTGTTGGTTTACGCCAGGATTTAATTTTATCTAATACTTTTTTATCTCCCCACTCTTCATCATATAAAATATATTTTCGTGCACCATCTAATACTTTCTTTTCCCAAAGATCTGGGTATTTCTTTTTACAAAAAACCATATAGTTAAATAAAAATCTATCTCTTTCATCTGGTAGTTTATTACTATCATCAATTGTTTTTGATATGGCTTGTAGACATGGTGGTCCATCATTAAATTCTTCTGCACCACCTAACAATATTTTACTTATGTGATCATCAATAAATTCATTTAATTCTTTTTCACTTTTTAAATTAGCCTCAACGACTTGTATATATTGATCAAAACTAAATTCTGTGCCATCTAAATTTAATGCAACTCGTTCTACTCTATTGTAGTATGGTAAATTAATAAAATTACCATTAGTAAAACTACCATCTGATCCTGTTCCAAGTTCCGTTTGTTTTGGATATATTTCTGTTGTTGGATCTAACTCTAATGTATATAATAGTTTGTCTAAAAAATTTCTTAAAAAACTAGCTTTAACTTTTTCTTTTGTGTGTATGTATAAATGTAATCCACCACTTTTGGATTTAACTGGTATTACAGGCAGATTATTTTTTTGAATTATTTCTAAATATTTTCTAGGACTAAAATTTTGATATGCTTTTGAATCTATATCTATGGCACCAAAACTAACCATGCCATTGTCATCACAAGGTTGTATGCCAATAGACTTCTCTCCCTTGAGATGTTGAAGATAATCTAAACTAGTTAATGGCTTACCTGCCCAACCGTGTTTTACTTTAAACTTTCCTGTGGTTGAGTCTTTGTAGCCGTTAGTAATTTCTGCGTATCCATAATCTCTTTTTAATCCATCAAATATTTTAACAAATTTCTGTTCCATGCGAATATTTTGTGGGCGTTTCCACTCTCGCATCCACGCCCACAACCTAGGATTCTAGTAATGACTTGCTTCACTCGTTTGAGCTTCTTCACCATGTTTTACTTGAACATCTCCTTTAGAGATACTCTCTGCAAAACTTTTGGCTTGATGGTAAAGATCAGCATTCTCAACTGGACCTAATTTGGTAACTTCCCAACCAAACCAACTACCTTTGTCGTTGGATTGTTGATTAGTCTTCAACACATATTGATGACTGAATGATGCAGGTGTAAACATTCCGTTTTTACCTTTAAGTTTTATACTTTGCATCATAGAGTTCCATTTTCTACTAATCTTTAATTGTGTAGATTTCATGGCAATCAATGCAGTTGTAGGAACATTTCCTGCAACCAGTATGAAGTGTTGAGCAGTTTTTTCA